ACTGGGTCGTACCAAAATATCAATTAGTTTTCAAAATCAATTAGACCATTGTAGTTTATATTATTTTATAATTATTCAGAGAGGAAAATGTGCTGATAAATTATAGAGGGGGGGGGGGAATTTTTTTTTAAACATTTTGAAAAAAATAAAAAATATATATAAAAATTACAAAATAAACATTTTTAGACGATAACAACTAATTTTTAAAAACGAACGAACCACTTTTTTAGATCCAGCGAATCTCGATTTAGATGAATATACACTACCAATTGAAGAACTAGAAAAACAACTACTCGATGATACTACCTAAACACTTGAACATAAACATAAATATTATCTATTACATAATAACTATGTTTGTACCTTTTGTATATTGCTTATCGTCATTGTCTATACCAATTATATGTTCTTTCGTAGAACTGTCAAGTCTTTCCAAGACAATCGGGTTATGTCTAGGCATATCAAGTGTATTAATAGGACAAATATCAACAATAACATATTATGTACAGTATTCGCATAAGCAAACGGTACAACAAAAAGAACCACGAATATATCCACTTTGGGAAACTATTTTGAAACACTTTGCAGAACTAGAAGGAATTGTACTACTTGCGGCATACTTGTCTACAACTTGGTATATCGGGTGGATGCCCTTATCATATTACTATTTTAGTGGCGGTATTAGTTGGATAGACGTTTTATCGCAATTATTAGTACAGGACTTTTTACAGTATATAATGCACCGTTTTGAACACCATTGCAGTACAATATATAAGTATATACACAAACCGCATCATCGTTTCACAAATCCTATTTTGTTTGATGCGTTTCAAGGTTCGTGTGGTGACACTATTTTTATGATCTTAATCCCGCTTTTTATTACATCACGCATTGTACATACAAATGGATTGTCTTATATGACATTTGGTACTATATATGCAAACTGGCTGACATTAATACATTCTGAATATATACATTCTTGGGACACTATTTTCTCTCAAATCGGTTTTGGAACCCCAATGAATCACCATATTCATCACAAATTGTACAAATATAATTACGGACATTTATTTACCTATTGGGACCACCTTTTTGGAACATATAAAAAAAATCTTATTGAGTAAGTAATATACAATTCATGGTTTTGGTACAGGGTTAGCATTTTAGGATTTAAGATTTTTAGGAAAACTTGTAGCTAGGTAAGTAGAAACACAAATTATTGGTATTTATCTCATGACTTTTTACTATATAATGACACATAACATTTTTCAAAAAGGGGGATTTGAACCTTTTATGAAATTGCCAGAATTCAAATACACTTTTGATGAAAACCGAAAAACGTTTGTTTCTCATATTTATCCCTTTGCAGATTATTTTATAAAATGTGTTACTAGTATACCTTTTGATACTTATTCTTATAAAGGTCCGTGCGAGCTAATACAGTGGCAAGACGAATGGAAAGAACCAAAAAAACAAATAATTTTCGATTGTAAAACGTCAGGTAATGTCTCATATGGATTTACAGGTGGATGTGTTTATGAACTTTTGAACAACAAATATAAAACTCCTAATTTACATGATTATTGTGATGCTACTGGAGATTTTGATGTTAAGGTACAAGCACCAAAACTATTAAGAGTCAAGCATCCTGGCATTAAGAATGATGAGGAATACGATGAATATTTCTTCAATAAAGATGAAAAAGTTAATATGTTTTATAGGCATTTTATATTTTGGATATTTAAACAGTTCATTATAACTGTTAAACGTAATTTATATGCATTTAAAAATTACAAAGAAATTGTCGATTTCGACTTGAAGGAGTATGTTGACATACCAATAGACCATAAAATAAAGGATCTTCGATATTTACAAGCAAAAATACATAATAAATTCTATGTTGTAGCATTTTTGAACGAAAATAAAAGCAACCCTATGTTTAAAATACAACTGGTACTGAAAATTGAAAGTAATGGTATTTCGGCGATTGATCACGCAATAGAAATGATTATACCCTTAAACGCGACATGGCCAACATCTAACGAATATTGTATTACAGACGATAGCTACACTCCACGCGATGAGTTTCCTCTTACGATTAATGGTAATAAGTACCAAGTGCAGAATTATAACTCTTTGATTCATGACAATGTCGATGCTTATGGAAAAAGAAAACAGGTTTTTGGATCAAGTAATGAGAGACAAAATAGACATAAACCATTGAATCACATTGCACGGATGTTGTATTTGTATGAACTTCTGTATCAGAACCAATCCACAATTGATTCCAGCAAAATAAATTTAGCTCTACTGGCACCGACAGAGAGTATATTTGATTCAATTCGCAAACTCGTTTACTATAAAAGGACTTCCGATGACATACAATTAATTAAAATCGATTTAATAACCTATCTTCGTGCATATTCTGAAATCATTCAGAAAAATAAGTATGGTTTTAAAAACTTCAAAAGATTGACTGCTTGGTTCTTGAATGATCAGACGTTTTTCGATAATATCGCTAAAGACGAACACGATAAATTTATTGCTTCTTACGGTAATCCTTCATATTCACTTAGTAACAGTAGAAAAAGTAACAGTAGAAAAAGTAATAGTACCTAAAATATATAACGCAGAGATTGATGCATCCACTGAAAGTGGATATTTCGCAGCGTAAGCTGCGAACACTATACATATAAACTCTGATTTGTAATAATATATTTCAAGATTAATGGTTCAATTTGAGACAACTTATTCAACCATTCAACCTTATCTTTACAGAATGACATGTTTCCCAATGTACTCAATTCTCTCGAAATCGTAGCGATCTTCAACATTCCCTTGGCAAAATCTCCTATTGATATGCCTTTTCCACTCAAGTTCATGTTAATGAACCGTTTACACTCTTCTTCTGAATTACAGTCACACCAGTCCATTGCATCGTCGATTATATCGTACATAAAATCATCTTCTTTGCGTCTAATATATACACCCATATTTGTCTCAAATGTTTGAAAATCTACATCTATTTCAACCATTTCCAATATCTTATGTTTCAGGAACTCATCATCGGTTTTAGGTACACTCAACTTCATTTCTGGAGTTACTTTGATATTCGTTGTACAAGAAAATAAACCTACTAGTTGTCGCACTGTAAAGTCTTCAAAGTAATTCCATTTGTCCATTATACACACTGACCATAACAATGGATTCACTTCAGCTATATGTGATGCAAATTCCCCAAGATAAGTCATCTGCCATTTTTTATTTACAGTATATATGTAACCCTTCGACTGCAAAATAGAACACACTTTATTTACAGTATTCGGAATTTCTTCATCTAAACAGTTAATGTATTCCACATTTTGTCGATATTCTTCTTGTCTCAATCCCTTTTCTTTACAATATTGTAAATCGCGTTTGAGACATTTATCATATTCGGTTTCTATTTCATTTAAGCGTTTTTGCAACACTTTTCTCTTTTTATTTACAGTACGTGGTTCTTCCCTTTTAAGTTTCAAATATTCTAAACAAATATCTTCGGGGGTGTCTCGACTCCATTGTATATTGATGACATCAGTATTATCTACTACGATTTGGTACTCTTTCCGTCGTTCAGATATTTCAATATGTAACATACTCTTTTCAATAAATGATCGAATGAGAGACATCTGATCTTCATCATTATCGTTATCTCTCGCGGTTTTTAAAACATTTAGAATAAGTTCATATCCAATTTTAAATTTCGAGATCAAATTCGGCGCGTGTCCTTTCAACATTGGCATATAATTTCCTCGGTCAGGTAGTTTGAATAGATTATTACAATGTACGACGTGTCCAACTGTATCAATCCCTCGTCTTCCAGCACGTCCTGCCATTTGTGTATATTCGTGTGGCTGTAAAAATCTATCCGTATTTCCGTCGAATTTCGACACAGATGTAAATACTACTGTACGAATTGGACAATCCAAACCAATTGCAAATGATTCTGTTGCAAATAGTAGTTTGATATATTTTTTACTGATACATACTTCTACGATTTCTCTCAAAATTGGAATCATTCCTGAATGATGAATTCCAATCCCCTTTTCCAATAATTTCACTAATTCTATATATTCGGGTAATTTGAAATATTCTGCACTATTCGGCAATCGACGAATTATTTGATCACACTCTTTTTGTACAGTATAAGGGAGTTTACTGTCGTCTTCTAGTAACGGTATCGTAACCTCTCGTGCGTATAGTTCAACATTTTTTCGAGAAAACACAAATGCAATTGCTGGAAGCATATTTTTATCTCTTAGGAACGATGCCAGTTGATTCAACACAAACTTCCTCTTTAAGAAGAATTTGAAATTCGAAATATGTGTTTGAATTGAGAGTAAAGAATTGTATCCATGAGTGGTCGGGTCAAACGCGCCTTTCTCATTTTGAAGTGGAATTAATTGATCTGTACTTTTGATTAATTCCTGTCTAATAGACTTGTCTTTTATTGTTTTTATATTAGAATCCCCAACGATCATATACCCATAATGAGACAATGGTACCACTCGAGTCAACGTAGTACTGACATATACTACCTTTCCAGATCCTGGATACACGTTCTCGCACCAATGAGCAAATCCAGTTGGATTATCGATTGTAGCCGAAAGCATTATTTTCTGTACATGACAAGGTAACATCATCAGACATTTCTCCCAGACTTGTCCACGACACTCATCATTAATATAATGGACTTCATCGAAAACAACTGCTGCCAAATCATTTTCGAAATCCATTTGAAATGTCATTTGTGCACTATTTTCGGTATTGTGGTTATTCGCGTGATTGAACAAAGTATTCATCAGAATTTCTGTAGTCATAATTAAAACATCTGCTTCGGGATTGGTTTTTATATCTCCTGTAAATAATCCAATCGAGACACCTGGGAACTTTTGTGTAAACTCATAATATTTCTGATTTGACAAGGCTTTTATCGGACTTGTGTAAATGACTTTTTTTCCTTTACTAGTAAAATGTTCAATCGCAAACTCGGCTGGAAGTGTCTTACCCGAACCTGTATGTGCTGTAACCAACACGTGATGTCCTTCTAGAATCGCTTCTATTGCGTGTTTCTGGAAAGGACTAAGTGGAAATGGATACTTTTGAAACTGTTCGTTGTAAACAGAATCTTTAGGATAGGTTTGTTCGCATACTTTTACCATTATTAGATAGATAGATAGATAGATAGATAGACAATAACAAATAGGTTGTATTGTATTCTACTGCGTATACTCTTTAATTTCAATTTTCTGCCAATCTACTATTTACATTACAGTATGACAAACCATTGTAGTTTCGGTAACAGGTATTTTCCTTTATGATATTAATATAAAGATTTGGTGTAAGTTATAAGAATATGATTATAAGAAATATACCTGAAGATATTATACGGGAACATATACTTCCATACACCTACACACCACAAAGTTGTCATTTATGTGAAGATATCCGTAATTGTGTAAAAACAAATTGTGCATTACGTTTATTGTATAAAACTAAATATCCAAATGACTGTGAAGATTCGGAATGGTTGAGTAACGATATCGGGAGGTATATGAACGAAGATCAAGGAAGTATGTATGGATTTGTTGATTTTTTTATAAATATTTATAGACGCAAGTATATGTTGACATTTCAAACCCGTGAATTTGTATTACAACATATTAAAACACACTACTACAATTCATATCCGCGGGATATAAACATATGCCTGGGATTAATGAATTCTGAGGAAAGAAATGGTCTAATAGAATTTATTAAAAAAAACACTGAATGAATGAATGAATGAATGAAAAATAACAAGTAAACCTACAGGCTGAATACCTTCTAACTGTTTTTTACACATTTGGACATTTTTATCAATTATTATTATAAAAGTGCTAGATATATAAATTAATGGAGCAATATAATAATAATTCTCTATACGGTGTTGCCAAAGGACTTTCTGTTGGGCAATTTGAGAGAACAAATGAACTGAACTGTCGAATTGCAAATCGACATTTTTCTGATGAAACTTTAGCAGCGAACTTTGACCCTAGACCTGTATCTACCAGATACGCGGTTCTTCCAATACTTGAGAGAAGAGCAGTCTCTACAATTCAAATCGATAAAGTACCTGAACATAGTGTATCGAACAATTTCAATCCAGGAACTCAACGAGGGCCACCTAATACATTTTTCACAAATATTGATACAGATTCTGTATTAAGAAATTTGACAACGTCTATTCAAAAAGGTGCACATCAATCCGTATATGTGCCTTCTTCCACTAGTGATATGTATAGAATAGAAGTACCTACAAATGACCGTATACCAACACATCCTGGATTATTTAGTGATTCTATTTTACAATCGTCTCGTGGAATGCATAATAGTCACAATGCAGTAGGGAACAATGCATTTTTAAATAGCACTCGTGTACAAATGAGACATATATCGTAATTTATTTGTACAGCTGTGTTATATAGAACTAATTATAGTATATTTTATTATACTATAATTCATGGAAAGTAGCATTTTATTGTATATTTTGATATGCTTAGCGGTTTTCTCATTAAGTATTGTAGCAATGAAGGCATATTGTATGACTAGAACGAATAAAGAAGGATTTACACAGGAAGCTGATTACGTTGTTAAACGAGGCAATGATATATATGACTCATTTTATTATAGCAATTATGATATTGTACAAAAAACGAAGGAAAGACTACACTTTGATGTTTTACAGTTTATAAAGACAGGTCCGTCTGTTCA